TAAAACAATATCTGTACCATAGTATCTTACTTCACCTTCTTCACCTTTGAAGTGGAATAAGTTAGCTTCTCTTAAAGCGATAACATAGAAGTCATAGTATGATTGTGGTAAAAACCAAACCAATCCACCACCATCTGGTGCACCTGCTCTCAAATCTTCAGGAATAGCTAGATACATTTCTTGCATTCTAGCAAGAATGTTAGATACAGATGTAGCAGTAGCAGCATCCGAAGTATTCCCATCAATTACAGAAGCATCTGCATAAATCTCTTTAATAAGTCCATCATACTTATTAAGGTTTGCTGATCCGCTTGTTGTATCACCTTGCCAGTCTGCAACATTGATTTGCTTTCTAACTAGGTTTAATTTCTTAGCAGTCCAAGCAGCAGCAATCTCAGCAGGGATAGCTTCTTCACCTCTTGAACCAGCAGCTAAAATTTGCTGTGCCCAAAACCCTTGCAACAACTTAGGACAAACATCTTCCATAATTGCAATCTTACCTACTGTGATATCTTTCTCTGTGAAAGTAGTAGTATCTGAAGCATTATAAGAACATGCATCCGTTTGGAAAGTTGCTGTAGTTGTCATAAAGTGCATTCTTTCAGTACCTTTAATTCCTGAACGAACTTCTGCATAAGGAACTAACTCTGATTCCATTTGCAACTGATACATTAACTGTGTATCATTTTCATCAACATAGGCAGTTAGCCCTGATGTATCTACATTAAAATTATACTTTTTCATTATTTTTGTTTGTTTAACCAGTTTTCTAACATTGATTCTTGTGAAGCAAATGCCTTCAACGGGTTTGATTTTTCTTTTACTACAGGCTCTTTACTTGGTTCACCTAATAGTGTTTCAAATGTTTCTTTAGTGAATTGTTTAGTTTCAGAGAATTTATCTTCAACTTCTGATAGTTTAGATGTTAAAGCTTCATTTTCTTCTTTTAGGAATTTCACTACTTCCTTTAATTCATCAATAGCACTAAAGATCTTTTCTGATTCAATGCGCTCAATGATTCTCTTAACCTTGTCGGCTTGCTCTGGGTTTTCGTTTGCCATTGGTTCTTCTGTAACAGCTTCTTTAATTTCAGCTAGTACACCTTCTTCAGCAACTACCAATACTCTACCATCTTGCAACTCATACTCACCAGCAGGTGCAGGTACAGGTGTACCATCTTCAGCAGTCAAGACAACAGCAGCACCCACCTCAATAGCAGGCTCAATAGTTACCTCAGTAACCCCATCCACAAGCATAACAGTTTCGAACTTCTCTGATTTTTCAGCTTCTGGTTGTTTTTCAACTACTTCAGCATCTATATCATGAGAAGAAAAAAACTCTCTGACTTTGTTTAAGATTGTTTCTCTCTTGTTATTATCCATTGTGATTTATTTAGTGTAAAAACGTTTATAAAAATCTTTGTTAATTTTTAACCATTTCATCAAGGTCATTAAAGAAGTTGTTAAGTGCTTGGTTAAACATTTCTTCTTCTATAAATCTACCCTCAATGCTAAAGCCGTTTAACTCACCCTTTAGGGCTTTGTTGTATATTTCTTCATTCTCACACCTAACCACTGCAAACCATGATCCATCTTTCTCCTTCTTAAATCCATTTGGAGCGCCTATTCCCATTTCGCTATCTAATTGCCAGTGATGTAAAACATAAACACCTTCTATTAGTTTGCCTGTTTGGTGCATCTCATTCATGTTCTGGTTAAGTCCATTCTTTGAGAAATTTCTAACTATCTTATCTATTGATTCTTTAGGGAATACAACATTGTAAGCACCTCTCGACTTATCAAACCTAGGTATCTCTAAATCTGCTATCATGAAGTAACCCATTAACAACTTCTTTGATTTGTCAAACTCTTTAAACTGGAAAGCTTTTGATTGTTGTGCTGTGAATGTTTGCCAGTCTGATTCTATTGCTGGCATATCTACTAAGCCTACTTGAAATTCTATTTCTTCTTCTGTTGGTAGATGTAATGTAATTAAATCCATATTCTAAAAACGTTTGATTTTTTGTTTGTTAATTAGCACAAATTTTATGCTCTAAGCTAAAACATAGCTCTACCCAATACTCTTGGTTATTACATACGATATTCCATCCTTCTTGGTCTGGCTCATCACACCATATTAAATCATCTACACTAATTAACTTTAAAGCTAAATCATCATCCATAACCCAAACCATGCTACCCTTCTGTATAAATTCTATTGGTTTCATGCGTTTATTTTAAAAACGGTAACCTAATAAAACTGTAAATTATCCAAAGGTTGCAGCTTGTTCAATCGCTGCTACATTCCCTTGTGTGGCTGTTATATCTGATTCAACTACATAAACTTGTTGAGGTTGGTTTAATAAAGTAGATCCAAATTGTATCTCATTTAAATCTGGTGTTTCTTCTGTACCTGATGTATCTGCACTTGCACCCGTATCTGTATCAACTGTTGGTATCTCTACTGATTCACCTAGTACTTGTGAAGCTTGTGCAGCACCACTTATTACCGCTGCTATACCTGATGCAATAGCGCCCAAGTTAGCAGGGAAAGGAATACCAGCTCCAGCAGCAATAGCACCACTAATTCCCCTTGCTGTATCTGCAGCGATTTGAGCAAGTGCAAAGGCTTTATTAATTTTATCCTGTCTTTGAAGTCTTTTAATTTCTGATTTAGTAAGTTCTTCACCTCTTTTAGTTTTCTCTTGTAATCGTTTTAACTCTCTTTGGCTTTGTAATTGTGCAAGCTGTTGCCCTGCATTTAATAAATCTTGAGCGCCTTGTTTGGCTAATTCTATTACTTCTTTTCTTCTATCTTTTTCTTTTTTTGCTGCTTCGTCTTTTATTGCATCTAATTCTTCTTGCTTTCTTCTTTCTATATCATTTAGTTGTTCAGCTAAAGCCATTTCAAGTATAACAGTATCTTCACCGTATAGCTTTGCTTCTTCTATTAGATTAAAGTATTTATCCCTTACTGCATTTTCTTCTTTCTGAAACTTATCTAATTGACCATCTAAAAATTCATTCTCTGCCGCTTCAAGTCTATTTAAAAAATCACTTCTTAAATCTTCAACTTCTTGTAAGGTTTCCTCTACTTTATCTACTTCTTCTTTAGAGTTCTTTTCTCTTATCTGCCTTTGAAAATCTATTAACTCGGTTTCAGCTTGGAATATCTTTCTATTCTGCTTTTCAACAAGTTCTAGGGCTTCTGCTTGTAAAGCTTCCAAGTCAATACCTTGACCTTTCATTTGCTTAATAAAGTCCTCTCTTGATTTACCTGACATTACAAATAAATCTTCATAGTACTTTGTCCAGCTTTCTATCTGCTTATTAATTGAATCAAGTACAAACTTTTCATGCTCTAATTGATCTTCAATTTTAGCCCTTTTTAAAGCATCTGAGTTTTTACCCTCTGCTTCCATTCTAGCTATATCTAAATCAAATACCTCTTGCCTATCATTAAATGCTTCATTTTCTGCATCCATTTCAGCTTTGATTTGTGATAGCCTTTCTTTATGTAGTTTGGTTATTTCTTTCTGTTGTGCTGTTCTTTGCTCATGTGCTTTTTTCTCAGCCATTGAAGCTGTCTGAATCGCATCTTCTGTACCTGTAAAAAATTCTATGATACCATTAAACAAACCAAATATAAAGTCTCTAGCATCTCTTAAAGCATCTACAAACTCATCCCAATAAGTAATAACAGCAGCTATACCAGTACCAATAGCAGCAATAATAGCAACCAGTAAAAAGATAGGTGAAGCTTTTAATACATTATTAAATAACTTGAATGCAGAACTGAACCCCTCAATAGCACCTTTGAAAGCCATAGATACGCCTAAAGCAGTTTCAATGTTCTTAGCCATTTCTTCTAGTGTTTCATTCTCACCACCTAAAAGAACCATAGCAGCAGTAACATCACCAACTGCACCAGCTACTGAACCTATCTCTGATGCAACCTGCTCATTATCTAAAGCTTCAAAACCTAGTTCTAAGTTCTTAACTTTTTTGCTAGTTTCTACTAAGGCTTGGTTAAGTTTTTTGTACTCTTCTGTTCCTACTTTAGCCTTACCTAATTCAGTTCTAAGTCTTGCTGCTGATCTTTCCAAACCATCAAGAGTATTTTGTGCTTTAGTAGATTCTATTAATAAATCTATTTGTACTTTTTTCTCCATTATTATTTATTTATGATCCATAATCACTATACTCTTTTATGTCGCAATATGCTCTAAATCTTATTAGTGAAGATAAATCATCATTTACAGTTATCTTAATTGTATCT